AGTGATACCGTTGATCTGGTTGAACATGTTATTCGCACTGATTCCGGACAGGGTCCTAACCAGACGGATTTGAACATCACCCGTATTTCGGTTTCGACCTACTCGACCATCCCTAACAAGCTGGCGCAAGGGCGTCCGATTCAGGTCTGGATTAACCGCCAGTCGGGGCAGCAAGTCGGGTCGAACGTAGCTGTACCGAAATACCCACAGATTAATGTCTGGCCTGCGCCGGATCAGGGCACAACTTTACAGCCGTACTACGTGTTTTATTACTGGCGATTAAAGCGTATTTACGATGCCGGTACCGGCACGAACGTGATTGATATACCGTTCCGCTTTCAGAATTGCTTGGTAGCAGGGCTGGCTTATATGATCGCAGTAAAGAAAGCAGAAGTTGACCCGATGCGGATTCAAGCGTTGAAGTTGATGTATGACGAAGCTTGGGACTTGGCGGCAGGTGAAGACCGCGAGAAGGCTGCTGACCGGCTTGTGCCGAGAGAGATGTTTTTCTAATGGGCAATAGGTTTGCTAGTGGTAAGAACTCGATTGCAGAATGTGACCGCTGCGGGTTTCGCTACAAGCTAAAAGAGTTAAAAAAGCTGACGATCAAGACCAAGCAGGTTACGATTAAGGTATGCCCTACGTGTTGGGAACCGGATCAGCCACAGTTGCAGTTAGGCATGTATCCGGTGCAAGACCCACAAGCAGTTCGGGAACCGCGTCCTGATAACAGCTATAGGCAGTCTGGCTACACAGGGTTGCAGTTGACGTTGAATACAGACTTTGGTGATCCGTCAGGTGGTAGTCGGATATTCCAGTGGGGCTGGTACCCGGTAGGTGGTTCAAGATCGGATGATGTAGGGTTGACACCAAATGCTTTAACGTCGCCCGCACAGATAGGTAGTGTAACAATCTCGTAGGAGTGACTATGGACAGCATGAAGAAAGTAGCTAAGGCGGAAGCCAGCAAAGCAGTCACAAAGCATGTGAAATCTATGCACAAGATGGCTAAAGGCGGCGTGACCGGCGAGGCTATGAAGAAGTATGGACGTAACATGGCGCGTGCTATGAACCAGCGCGGTACTTCTAGGAGCCGATAATGGAAAAGATTAAGTCTTCACCTCCATCAGTGCTTAAGTCTTACTCAGGCAAAGAGTGCATGAACGAGATGAACATCGCTGGTGGTGTAGTTAGCAAAGGTAACTACAAAGAGCCTAAGACCACTGGTATCAAGATTCGCGGCACAGGTGCTGCGACTAAAGGTGTAATGGCACGAGGCCCGATGGCATGACTTACAATGAACTGTTCCTTGCTGTTAAGGATTACCTACAGAACGACTTCCCCACAAATACGTGGACGAACGTCGCGGGTACCGGCGTCTCTACAACAGACGGCACGGAACAGATCGACCTTTTTATTACGCAAGCAGAAGAGCGGGTTTACAACACTGTTCAGATTCCTGCCCTGCGTAAAAACGTCACCGGTAGCATTCAGCAGGGTAACAAGTACCTGTCCTGCCCGAACGACTTCTTGTCGGTGTTTTCGATGGCGGTTATCGACGGTGACGGTAACTACGAGTACCTGCTGAACAAAGATGTGAACTTTATCCGTGCGGCGTACCCCCGTGCAACTGACGAAGGGTTACCCAAGTACTACGCTTTGTTTGGCCCAACAGTTGTGGCTCTTACAGTTACGGATGAGTTGAGCTTTATTCTTGGCCCGACACCGGACGATACTTATTCTGTTGAGCTGCACTACTACTATTACCCAGAGTCAATCACAGTTGCTGACAACGGGCGTACTTGGCTTGGCGACAACTACTCGCCTGTACTGCTATATGGCACGTTGGTTGAGGCGTATACCTTCTTGAAAGGTGAGCAGGATTTGATCGCGCTGTATGACGGCAAGTATAAAGAAGCCATGAGTCAACTCAATCGTCTGGGTACAGGTCTTGAGCGTGGTGATGCGTACCGCGACGGTCAGGCAAAGATTAAGGTTAACCCATGATCCAGCAAGGTCTGACAAACAGCTTCAAACAAGAGATGCTCCAAGCGGGGCAGAACTTGGCGACCGACACGCTAAAGATGGCGTTGTACACAGCGTTTTCTGATATTGGGTCGCTTACAACTGTGTACACAACGACCAACGAAGTGACAGGCACAGGCTACACCGCAGGTGGTGTGGCTATTACCGGCGTGACAATTAACACAGAAACCACAGGCCCGAACGCTGGAACGGTGTATGTAGATTTTAATGACGTGTCATGGCCCGGTGCTAACTTTGTAGCGCGTGGGGCTTTGATCTATAACGTGACACGTAGCAACGCGTCTGTAGCAGTACTGGACTTTGGTTCAGATAAAACATTCACAACGGCAACTAACACCGTTACGATGCCCGTTAATACCGCAACAACGGCTTTGATTCGTTTTCCATAGGAGGCTGAATGCTTGTTCAAACCACAAAAGGCGAGATGGATGAGTCGCTTCTTGAAAAGAAGACGGGCGTCATCGACAATGACAATGAGACGATCAACTGGGTGGAGTATTGGTTGGATGACGAACTTGTGCATCGCTCGGTTGATATGGTGTTAAAGAAGTACACAGTTAGCGGCCTACCGGTCGCCGCATCTTTTTAAGGAGTTATAAATGGCTAATACCCAATCCATGTGCACATCGTTCCTTGGCGAACTGATGACTGCAACCCACAACTTTGGTACTGCGCCCACCCGTGGCACAAGTGCTGCTGATACGTTCAAGGCTGCGCTGTATCTGGCAAGTGCTACGATCAATGCTTCGACCACGGCGTATACGTCAACTGGCGAAGTAACCAGCGCAAACTATTCAGCGGGTGGCGTAACAGTAACTAACGCTAACCCACCGACTTCGACCAACACTTCGGCAACTGCGGGTACCGGCTACTGGACTCCGTCTGCATCGATTGTGTATGGCACATCGGGTAGCCCTGTGACGTTTGCGTCGTTTGACTGCGTTCTGATTTATAACAGCACCCAAAGCGACAAGGCAGTTAGCGTTCACACGTTTACTGCACAGACCGTGACATCGGGTACCTTCACTTTGACGATGCCGTCGAACACCACATCGACTGCTCTGCTGCGCCTCGTAACTACCTGATGAGATTCCATGTACGGAAACTACCCCTATTCTGGTGCGCCGTATAGTTCGACGGGGGATGTCCCCAATACAAACGTCGCGCTTACGGGGGTTTCCGCTACAGGAAATGTTGGTACCGTTATTCCACGGTACGACGCGTTTCAGGCAATTACAGGTGTTGTAGCGTCAGGTGCGCTTGGCACTGTTGTGCCATTAGCAGAAAGCACGGCAGCACTCTCCGGTGTTCAAGCGGCAGGTAATGTCGGCACCGTTGTCGCTGTTCCGGGCGAAGTCAAAGCATTGACAGGTGTCTTTGCGGATGGTCAGCTTGGCACCATGATCGCTTCGGCGGGGCCTGTTATTGCGTTGACGGGTGTCTCGGCAAATGGTCAGGTAGGCTCTGTTGTTGGTACGCCCTCAATATTCGTGGCGTTGTCCGGTGTTAATGCAAACGGCTTTGCGGGTAATGTTGGCGTTGATATTTCAGTCGCCTTAACGGGTGTTTCTGCTTCGGGAGAAGTAGGTTTCTTCATGTTCAGCACCGGTGCGGCGTTGACTGGTGTTTCGGCATCGGGTCAAGTAGGAACAGTAGCAACTGAATCTACGCACAACGTCGCGCTAACCGGCGTAGACGCTATTGCAGAAGACGGTGGCCCATCTACAGCGATTTCTGCCTTCCTCAACCATGTCCAAGCGCAAGGGTTCGTTGGCACTGTATCGCCAGTGCCGGGCATATTCCAAGCGTTGACGGGCGTTTCCGCATCTGGTCAGATCACTAGTCCGGGGCCGGACATTTCGTTGCCGTTGACTGGTGTGTCTGCGTCTGGCGCGGTAGGAACTGTAAGCCCGGAATCAATTAGTAATGTAGCCTTAACCAGCGCAACGGCAAATGGTATTACGGGCAACGTAACACCGGTGGTTGGTAAGATCGTACAGCTTTCTGGCGTATCTGCGTCGGGCGTAGAGGGTGATGTTTACAACGCGTCGTGGACAGAAATTGACACCGACGAAGATGCACAGTGGGTGCTAATTAACACGGTATAGGTGAGATATGCCCCTTATTCAAGCAGATAGAGTCAAAGAGACTTCAACAAGTTCAAGTACTGGCCCGATTACGCTGCTGGGTGCTGCGTCTGGGTTTCAGACATTTAGCGCGGGGATTGGTAACGGCAATACGTGTTACTACACAATTGCATTGCCGGGCAGTTCTGAATGGGAAGTGGGCATCGGTACGTACACCTCGTCAGGCAATACGTTGTCTAGGGACACGGTTTTATCGTCTAGCAACTCCGGATCGCTCGTTAGTTTCTCTGCGGGTACTAAAGATGTGTTTGTGACATACCCGGCAGCGCGGTCAGCGTTGGGTGCAGCGAATCAGTCGATGGTCACTAACAACACGACAATAAACACCAGCTACACGTTGCCATCAGGTCAGAATGCTATGTCAGTGGGGCCGATTACGATTGCATCTGGTCATGCAGTTACGGTGTCTTCCGGTCAACGCTGGGTTGTAATTTAAGGAGCGGCGATGAGTACGATTTCAGCAGGCACCACAACTGGCACCTCGCTTGTTAATACAGGCGATACGACCGGCAATTTGGTGTTTCAGGTCAATGGTACGACCACCGCAGTTACGCTGGATACCGCTAAGTCGATGAACTTGTCGGGCAGTTATACCGAAGGTGTGGTTGCGATTGGTACGGTGACAACGTCGAATACACTGAGTCTAGCCAACGGCACGTTCCAAACCGCGACGCTAACGGCTTCAACTGCATGTACGTTTACGATGCCGACAGCCACCGCAGGCAAGTCGTTCATTTTGTTATTGAGACAAGCAGCTTCAACTGGCAATGGCACAGCGACGTTCACGGGCGTTAAGTGGGGTACATCAGGAGCGCCGACAATTACCGCAACCGCAGGCAGGATGGACATTTTGTCTTTTGTGTCTGACGGCACAAACTGGTACGGCGCAATTCAACAAGGATACACACCGTAATGTTTGGCGCACTAAATTTCATTCTAACCGGCGGTGGCGGGCCTTTAATCGTCATTGAAACATTTACTGCGACTGGTTCGTGGGTATGCCCTCCCGGTGTGACAAGCGTTGATTATCTGGTTGTGGCTGGCGGTGGTGGCGGCGGTGGAAATGTAGCTGGTGGCGGCGGGGGTGCTGGTGGATTTCGCATTGGAACCGCGTTTTCTGTCACTGCTGGAACCACTTATACAGTTACCGTTGGTGGTGGGGGTGGCGGCGCAACCTTGGGAGCAAGAGGCACAACTGGTTCAAATTCCGTATTTAGCACTATTACATCTAACGGTGGTGGAGGCGGTGGTGGTTTTACGTCATCTCCAAATAATAACGGCGCTAGTGGTGGTTCTGGCGGTGGGGGAAGCGTATTAGACGGTTCTCCGTATCCCGGTGGCACAGGAGGCGCAGGCAATACACCATCGACATCCCCATCTCAAGGCAACAATGGCGGCAACGGGGAAGGTTCTTCTCTTTATGGGTTAGGTGGTGGTGGAGGCGGTGCAAATGCGACAGGTGCATCTGCTACTCCAAGCAGTGCTGGTAACGGTGGTAACGGTACTGCGTCATCAATCAGCGGTTCGTCGGTAACTTATGCTGGCGGCGGTGGGGGTGGAGCAGATTCTCGCGCACCATCAACCACTGGTGGAACGGGCGGTTCTGGTGGCGGCGGCGCTGGTGGTAACGGTGTAAGTGGTCAAGTTAATGCAACTGCTGGTACTGCTAATACAGGTGGCGGCGGTGGTGGGGCTGGCTACTTAAATAGTCCTCAAACTTTTGGCAATGGCGCAGCAGGCGGCTCCGGCATCGTCATCATTAAGTACACAGTTTTGCCACAGACCATCTTGACATTCACTTCCAGCCGGTCGTGGACTTGCCCAACAGGTATTACTAGTGTGGACTATTTGGTTGTAGCCGGTGGCGGCGGTGGTGGATCAGCTACAAGTGGTCTTGGCGCTGGTGGCGGTGGCGGTGCTGGCGGGTTCCGCACAGGTACAAGTTTATCTGTAACAGCAGGAACAACTTACGTAGTAACAGTAGGCGCTGGCGGTGCAGCACAACTCTCAGGTAGTAACTCAGTTTTTAGCACTATAACTTCTGCGGGGGGAGGTAGAGGTGGTAATGCTTTAGTTGCTGGTACAGCCGGGGGTTCTGGCGGTGGGGCAGGAGCTGGTGGGGGCGTAAGCCCTTATCCCGGCGGTGCAGGGAACACCCCTTCTACTTCTCCCAGCCAAGGTAACTCTGGCGGTGACGTTACTACATCAGCTACGTATGCTGGCGGGGGCGGTGGCGGGGCTTCAAACCCCGGAGCTAATGTGACGGGGAATCTTATAATTGGTGGCGCTGGTGGTAATGGGACCGCGTCTTCAATTACTGGAAGTTCTGTTACATATGCTGGCGGCGGTGGCGGCGGTGCAAATAGTAATGGCCCTACTGGACGATCAAGTGGTGGAACAGGCGGTGGAGGTTACGGTGCAAACGCGGTTCCAGCAGAGGTCGGGGGTGATGGAACCGCTAATCTTGGTGGTGGCGGTGGTGGGGGTTCTCAGCAAGGGGGGCCAAATGCATTTAATGGCGGCTCCGGTGGTTCCGGTATTGTCATCATTAAGCTGAACCAGTAGACACAAATTTTGACGGAGTAAATCATGCCAGTAACCATAGTAGGCAATAACACGCCAACTGCCGGAAGTGTCGTTTATGGCGACGGCGCTAACTATGTATCTACTGCGGCGGGCACAAGCGGTCAGGTATTAACGTCGGCAGGATCAGGCGCACCGACATGGTCTGCCGCTGCTGCTGGTGGGGATACGACTAATAACATCGGCTATCTCAACATACCGCAAAACTCGCAGTCCGCTGCATACACTCTGGTGCTTGGAGATTCGGGCGAACACATATTTCACCCATCTGCCGACACTACCGCTCGGACTTGGACTATCCCCGCAAACTCAAGTGTTGCGTTCCCTATCGGTACAGCGGTGACGTTCATCAATCAAAACGGCGCAGGCGTGATTACAATTTCAATTACATCAGACACGATGCGTCTGGCTGGTACGGGTGCGACCGGATCAAGAACGCTGGCGGCGAATGGCATAGCGACCGCAATCAAAGTAACTAGCACTGAGTGGATCATCTCTGGTACGGGGCTGACATGAGTGGCATTCTTCAAAGTGTCATAGCTTCTCTTGGTGGCGGGGGGTTCACCGTTGTTGATATATTCTCCACTAGTGATTCATGGACTTGTCCTGCTGGCGTAACTTCGGTAGATTATTTAGTGGTTGCTGGCGGTGGTGGAAGTTGTTCAGCTTTTGGTGGAGGCGGCGGCGCGGGGGGTTTTAGAACAGGCACCGGGCTATCTGTAACTGCGGGCACTACTTACACAGTAACCGTTGGCGCAGGGGGCGCTGGTGGCGCGGCGGGTATACAAAGTCAAGGAAGTAACGGAAACGATTCCGTTTTTTCTACTATTACATCTGCTGGTGGCGGTTTAGGAGGAGTTCAGGGGCAATCTGGTGGCACAGGAACTTC